CCTTGGGTGGCCGAGGCCGCGGTCAAGGGCGTGCGCACGGTACCCGAGCGCGGGCGCAAGTGGCAGCACGTCTTCGAGGTGCTCTACCCGGTCGCTGACGACGTTCGCGCCGAGCAGAAGTTGATCGGGGAGAGCTACGACTTCGCGGGGTTCTTTCTGTTCGGCTGGTTCCTGCTCGTGTGGCGTTTGCTGAAGGTGAAGCTGCGCAGGCCGCACCGCAACACCTCGGGCCAATTTTGCAGCGAGTTCGTTGCGCGGGTTCTGGTGCGTCGCGGGTTCGAGCTTGATCCCCAGTGGACTGACCCAAAGGTCTTGGAGGACGTGTTGCGCGCCAACCCTGACAAGTTCAAGGAGCTGGTTGATGCCAACGAGTGACCCCGAGTTCAGGCTCAGCCAGATCGTTCAGCTCGCGGGCGCGACGGATGGAAGCAACCGCGACTTCGAGACGCCCACCGCGTTCAAGGCGGGCAGCTTGCGTTTGTTCTGGAATGGTCAGGAGTGCGAGGCGTGGGACGATCGCAAGGGTTGGGCTGAAACCAGCGACCACACGGTCCAAACTCTGGTTGCGCCACGCAACCTAGACGTGCTCTCATGCTTCTACCAGGAGGTCAGCCTGGTCCCCGGGATCTGGAATGTACACGGTTCGCCGTTCGATCCCAGTGGTGCGTTGACGTAGGAGGAGCAGATGCCAGCATTGGCAAGAGGGCAGGAGAACCAGCCAGGGATCATCAACTGGTTCATCACCGTCAACGGGATCCTCACTGACGCTTTTGACGTTGGATTCCAAATCTGGGACCTCACCGCTGGCCTGCCAGGCACGCAGATATTTCCGGTGACTCCGGGCGACTGGGAATCGGTAGGCGCGGGCGCGGGGCACTTCAGCGTTGGTTCGTACTACGCCTTCAACAACACCGAGGTCAAGGGCTACACGCCAGGGGTTGCCGAGCCGGTGGGAACGCACCGGATCAAGTGGCGATGGAAGATCACGGCAGGCGCACCCTACCAGAGCGACGCTGAGGATTTCGAGGTTCTGGTGGAATCGGCGGGCGGTTCCGCTGATACCTACATCCAGGTGAGCGACGTGCGTGCAGTGGGCCTGACGGTAGAGATGGCCAGCGATGCCACGGTGTTGAGCTACATTGAAACCTGGCAAGCCTTTCTCGAGAGGGCGTGCCGCCAATGGTTCAATCCGCGCTCGCTGATCCTCGAGGTGGACGGCAACGACAGCGACACCCTGTTCTTGGGCGTCCCGGTCATCTCGGTTGACTACATTCAGGTCAACGAAAGCGGCGAGAACCTGGACCCGGGGCTTTTCCGGGTCTACAATTCCCGCACGTATCCAGATGACCGTCATAACCCGCGCATCGCCCTGAAGCGATCGATCGAGTACAGCAGCATCTTCACCGCTCCGCTCACGCTGGGCGAGCTGAAGTTCCGCAAGGGGCGCAAGAACCAAGTGGTGAAGGGGGTGTTCGGGTACACCGAAGCCGACGGCACCACTCCCAAGCTGATCAAGCGGGCCCTGTTGAAGCTCGTGATTGAGAAGCTGGGGACGCCCGTGTTCTCCAATCCCGCGGTGCCAAGCACCATCCCAGCGCCCCCCCCCATTCTTGGATCGCTGACCAGTGAAACCACGGACGGGCACTCGATCGAATACGACAGCGCGTTGGACACGACCACCCGCAAGTTCGGGTTGAGCGGAATGACCGGCGACCCCGAGGTGCTCGATATCGTCAAGCTCTACCGGGCCCCGCTTGGCTTGGCCACGCCTGCCCACTGGAGCTTCAACTAATGGTTCCCAACCTCATCCACCCGGTCCCGGTTGAGCTTGAACAGCTCTCCACGGCCAGCACCTTCTACGATGAGGACGCCCGCGAACCCGTTCAGCAAGTTGCCAGGGCAACCAAGGTGACGCTGAGCGGTCAGGTGAGCTGGGGTGAGGATGAGGGCCTGCAGATGGAAGCGACCGGGCGCGCGGAGACGGCGACCGGCTACGTTCTGTTCCGAAGGATCGACCTGGCCGCGGTTGCCGTGACGATCAGAATCAACGATCGCTTCACGAAGCTCGGGGGCATCGTGACGAATGTCTATGTAGTGCGGTTGCAGTGGCTCGGGCACTACCCAGACCAAGGTGGCCCCACCTTGCTCAAGGCTTGGTTCCAAGACCGCTCTCAAGTTGAAAGGGAAGTGGTCTGATGCCTTCAGGGTTCAAAACGACCAAGGACTGGGTTCGCATGGCCATCAAGCTCGACCCGGCCAAGTTCCACGCCCGGGCCCTGCCCCTGATCCGCAAGGCAACGGGGGCGAACGCTCTCTTTGTGGTCAGAGCAGTGCGAGAACAGATCCGCGGCGGCAAGTTCCAGCAGAACGCACCGCTGACCCAAGCCATGAAGGGCGGCGGCAGGCCACTCAATATGACCGGGCGACGACTTTTCCCTGCCATCACTCACCAGATGATCGACGAGTTCACGGTCTGGGTTGGTGTGAAGATGTCGAACAAGTTCTACAACATCGCAAAAGCCATCCACGACGGCGCGGTGATTCCGGTCACGGTGGCAATGCGCCGGTTGTTCTGGGTGCTCTTTCAAGCAAGCCGCGGCGCCATCAAGCCGAGCGAGCTGGTTGGCCGTGCGGCTCAGCTCTGGCGCATGAACAAGAGCAAGGTTTGGTTCCCCATTGGCACGGGAACCTCAACGATCGTGATTCCGCCGCGCCCCTTCATCCAGCAAGCCTTCACGCCTGAATTGAAATTCCGGGTGCAGGAAAATTGGAAGCGTGCTATAGGAACCGCATTGAAGACATGAGAACAAAGAAGCTCATCAAAACCTTCGAGTTCTCGGAAGAGAACCGAAGCCGGATCGTTCTGGGAAGCAGCGTGCGGCTGAACCCAGTAACAAACCGTTTGGAGCTCCAGGCTGATTCCAACGGCAGCTTCCCAACCGCGAACGATCTCTACGCCAAGACCTGGGCAACCACCCCCGCGAACGCGAAAGGGTGGCTCGGTTTCCAAACAGACTCCGTGATGAAGAAGATTGACGGCGTTCCCGTCACCCAGTACCGATTCAGGCTGGGCGACGGGACGGCTCAACGATATTGGAATGGGACCACGTGGGCGGTGACAACCACGGCTTGGAACACCGAGGAAGAAGTGGCCAACCACATTGCCAGCTTCCCCGTCTCCAGCCGCACGATTCAAGTCATCGCCAACCTCCAGACCACCGACTCAACCGTCACTCCCGAGTTGTCTTGGATCAAAATTCTCTACGCCAGCGATATCGAATTCCAAGAGGACCTGGTCTACCGAACTCTGGTCCGCCAGCTTCGCGCGCAAGTGCGCCCGCTGGCCGAGTACCAGGTGGTCAAGCCCACCTCCAGCAGCAAATTTGTTTTCGACCCCGATGCCCTGGACACCCCATACAACTTCGTGAGCGTGGATTCGGTGTTCAACCACACCGATGACTCCAACCACCTCACCGACCTGTTCACCAGCTTCAACCCAAGCACTCACGAGATCACGCTTTCACAATCCGTGGATGCAGGCAAACAACTCTGGATCCGGTTCATCTATGAACCCGAGGTCGCGGTGGACACGAACCGCGAGTACCATGAGGTTGGAAAAGTGCCCGCCCTTGTTCTCGAGGACATCAACTTGGAGAACGCCTCTGAGATGGGCCCTGCAGACTGGGTTCTGAACCGCTTCACGGGAACGGGCGTGAAGGTGCCCGCCCCGCTGCGCGGTGACCTCGTGGTGACCTTGCTGATTGAGACAAGCAAGGGCGTTGACCTGCAACGTTTGGCAGACGAAGTCAAGCGGTTCTGCATGAACAACCCCTTGATCACATCGCTTGGCCTTGATGAAAAGTACCGGCTGTGGATGAACAAGGAGTTCGACCAGAGCGGCACTTCTAACCAGGCCGACATTCACACAGCCCGCGTCGAGTTCAGGCTGGTGAACGTGCTCTACTACTCCAAGGATCCGGTGAACGTGTTCGGGGTTCTGGGGTTCCACGTAGACGGGAACCTCAATCTTTCGATTGAAGCCGAAAACTAGCAAGGGCCAGCAAGGAGGCAAGCCATGTCACAGAGGCGTTTTGGACCGACTTTGGGTGCAGGAGTTGCAGTTGTCGAACTGGAGGGTGACAAGCCGGTGGAGCCGGGAGCCCTGGGAATGGTGGCCTATGCCGGCATTCTCGAGAAGGGTCAAGTGGGTGAGCTGATCTTTGCCTCCAGCAAGACCGCGTTCTTGAAGCGGTGCGGAAGCTACATCCCGGACAGCCTGCTTCCCGATGCCTGCATCGACTACTTCGACGGTGCCGCGGGCGCGGGCGGACTCTGGCTGGTTCGCGTGACCGACGGGGACGAGGCGCAGGCCGAGCTGAAGCTGTACGGACGCCGGGATCCCAAGGTGCTCGTGGGCACCATCAAGGCCAAGAACGGCGGGCGCTGGGGTGGCAAGGCCGCGAAGCTGACGGACGACCTGGCCGCATCGGGTGACCTCACCGAGGTGACCCTGGACACCAAGACAACCATGAAGGCTGACCAGTGGAAGGGTGGATACATCGAGCTGGAGGTGGTGCCGAACGCACGGTACACCATCGTCGGAAACACGGCCGCGGGCGTGGTCACGGTGGTCGCGGATGCCACCATGAAGACCGCCTGGGGGACCGGCCCCTCCCTTCGGTACTACCTCGTTCTCGAGAACGAAGGGAAGTGCCTGACCGTGGAGGTGAAGGACGGCGTGGAGAAACCAAACACGGAGTTCGGGCTCTACGTGTACGTGAACGGGGTGCTCGCCAGCTTCTGGGAAAACCTGTCCATGGACCCCGCCTCGAGCAGGTTCTGGGAGAACACGATCAACAACGACGGCCGCAACGACGAGATCGTTGTGACCGACGAGTGGACCGGAGGCATCGCCGCAGATATCCGCCCGGCCAACGTCTACGCGAAGATCGGGGCTGTTACCACGACGACCCTGACCTCCGTGATCCACAAGTTCAACCCGGCGCTGGTTGGCGACGCAAACGGAACTTGTGTTCTTGGCACCACGAACGACGCGATGGTTGCGCAGGAGATCACGCTCACCTTCTCCGGGGCAACCACCGCCGCGGCGGTCAGCGACAAGTTCGGGGCTCTTGGTGATGTCACCGTCGGGACAGCCTTTGTCCCAAACAACAAGTGGGCCCCAGGATTCACCTTGACCGCGGGGACCTCGGTGTGGGCAGCGGCGGACCAGGCGCGGGTGAGCTTTTCCCCGTTCATCGCCGATGAGCTGATTGGTGGGGTGCTCTTTCCCGACAAGGTGAACTTCCCGAAGGAGTTCTACCGGATCGTGGACAACACCCACAAGGTCATCACCGTGGCCGCGGGCAGCGACCTCACCATCTCGGGCGCGCCGGACGACTACTTCATGGTCGCCGCGCCGGTCGCCATGAGCGGCGGGCGGGATGGAGTCGCGGGCCTGACGGACGCCGACTACGAGGACCAGGCCTGGGACGTGGGCAGTTCCCCGTTCAACCAGCTCCGTGGCAAGAACGCGGGCTTGGTGAAGCTGGCCACCCCCGGAGTGACCTCAACCTCGGTGCAGAAGACGGGCGTGGCCTATGCCAGCGCCAAGAACTACCAGTACCGATATGAGGTGCCGGCCAACAAAGTGACCGAGGTGGACGTGGACACCTACGTCAACGACACGGTCGGCCGCAATGACTTCGCCGTGGTGAGCTTCCCCTCCTACGGCTACGTCGCCGACCCGGAGGCCAACGAGGCGGGCAAGCTGAAGCTGGTCAGCTTGACCGGTCAGATCCACGGCAAAGAAGCGCGCATCGCTGTCGATTACAACGGCTATCACAAGGCCGCGGCCGGCACCGATGCGATCCTGGCGAAGATCCTGAAGCTGACCACCGGAGACGCGATCCTGGATGAGGAGTACCTGAACCCCAAGGGCATCAACCTCATCAAGAAGGTGAAGGGCAACTTCGTCCTCTGGGGCGACCGCACGCTCTGGGTGGACCCGACCTGGAAGTGGAAGCATCAGCGTGAGCAGATGACGTACTACGAGCAGACCTTGATCGAGAACTTCGATTGGATCATCTTCGCCATCAACGATCCGATCGAGGAGAAGCGGGCCCTCTCCGCGCTCAAGTCCTTCTTCCTGCCCGAGTGGTCCAAGCGGGCGCTGCGCGGGAACACCTTCGACCAGGCCTGCTCCATCAAGATCGACGCCGAGAACAATACGGACGCCACCCGTGCCGCGGGTGACATGAACGCGGAGATCAAGCTGCGTCTTGCGGATACCGTGGAACGGTTCGTGATGAAGATCGGCAAGCAAGGCCTGTTCGAGAGCGTGGGTTAGACCTTCCGGCAGTTGCCGGTTGAGTCAACGGATAGAAAACCAAAGGAGGCTTGATCATGGCAGTCGTACTGAAAAGGCTCATGGGTGAAGGCGGGGCTGGTCTGGACAGCTCCAACGGGCTGGACAATCTGTGGGCGGTGCTGAACGCGCTGGTCGCGGCGCATCAGGCAGAGGTCACGCAGTTCAACCAGCTTCTTGCCGACGTCATCGCTCACCCGGTGGCAACTACCGCCGCGGCGCTGACCAGCAAGGTGACCGCGGAATAGGGCAAAGAGCGGGCTGGGCTACGCTTGAAGGCAGCGTGGCTCAGTGCCGCATCTTCCCCAT